GTATTTCCTTCCTCCTTATCGGGAAATGGTGGTGGTATTGCGTCTTTTTTAGATCCTTTACTTAGTAAAATTGGTCAGACTTATTCAGATAAAATGAATAGGGAGTTAGATCAAAAACTTATGGATTTTAAAGATCAAGTAGGTCAATTAACAACAGAAACTTTTCCTGAAGTTTCGTTTGGTTCTTCCAATTTAAGTGGGATGGGTTCATACCAAAAAGATCTTTTTGGTAATGGATTTTATTCAGGAAAAGATCAATTTGGTAATTTATTTGGTGGAACGATTGAAGATTTTGAAACTTCACAACCTCCTCCACAAGGACAAATGTCTCAATATGAGGGTGATGGTTCTGACCTTCTTCCGACTAACATTATAAATAAGGTTGAAGGTCCTTCCTCACCGGGTTCCATTGATTTATCGGGATCATTAGCCCCTATTAATAATCTTGGTAATGTTTTTAAAGGACTTGGACTCTCTGATTCTAATACTTCGGCCACCCCTTTTCAAAATTTAGCAGATGTAGCAAAAACAAGAGATGAAAATGATCCCTTTAAACAATCTGACATATATAAAGATTTTATAAAGAGTACCGAAGGAAATGTTTATACAAGTGCTATACAACCTTATACAGCTGCGGATGGCAGATTTTTTGATAATACAAGAGGAGAAGGCGAGGCTTACGATAGATATTTAAAGAGTCTTGATCCTAATAATCCTGTAGAGGCTACTCAATATAATGCTGATCTTGGAGCTAACCAACAAAATCTCTTAAATGTTAATGATAGAGAAGAAGTCTCCTTAACCGCCCCTCCTGTTATAAATCCGATTTTTAGGGGTCTAGGTAGTATATTTTAGGTATTTAAATGTTAGATCCTGCCAGTATTGCAGCCGCCGTAAGTTTAAGTACAGCAGCTTTTAATAATTTAAAAAAAGCCTTTGCAATGGGTCGAGATATAGAACAGATGGGGTCTGACCTATCTCGGTGGATGAATGCGAGCTCAGATATAGAGCAAGCAGTTAAGTCAACAAAAAATCCGCCACTGTATCGTAAAATGTTGAGTGGCGATTCAGTAGAAGAAGCAGCTATGAAATCTTTAGTTGCAAAGAAAACTGTTGAAAAACAACGGTATGAACTACAACAATTTGTTAAATTTAAGTTTGGGGTAAAAGCTTGGGATGACCTTTTAAAAATGGAAGGTACTATTCGTAAAAAAAGACAAGAACTTATTTATAAAAGACAAGAATTAAAACAAAGGATTATAGAGGGGTTGTTTGTTATTTTATTAATAAGTTCTTTAATAGGATTAGTGTTCTTTGCAATATGGTTAAAAAAACAATCAGATGGAACTTGAAGACCTTCTATTATTAATAATTGTTTTATTAGCTTTATATTGGACTATACTTTTTCCTCCAAAGTGGTTATTTATATAATAATGGGAAAAAGATCAGAATTTGGTAGGATAGACAAGGACTTTTATCCTACGCCTACAAAAGCACTTGAACCTTTGTTACCTCACTTGGAGGGTTACATTTCCTATGCTGAACCTATGGCAGGTAATGGTTCTTTAATTAATGCAATGGACAGATCTACAGATTTAAAATGTAAATGGATGTCGGACATTCATCCGCAAAGACTTGATATTGAACAAGCTAATGTTTTTGATTTAACCCTGAAAGAAATAGGGCTTGATACGGATTTAATTATTACTAACCCGCCGTGGTCAAGGGATTTATTACACGATACTATTATGCACTTGTCTGCTATTAGACCAAGTTGGCTTTTGTTTTATGCAGATTGGATGCACACCATACAAGCTATTCAGTATCTTCCTTATTGTCAAAAGATACAAAGCGTCGGTAGAGTTAAATGGTTTCCTGATACGCCTCACACAGGAAAAGACAATGTTTGTTGGTATTTGTTTGATCAAAGAAAAAAATCTGATACAGTAGAGTTTTACCCTAGAGGTTGGATGGGTGGACTTTCTATGATGAAGGAGTTTTAAAATGACACAAAAAAAACTTCAAAAAGGTAGTATTTGGGAAAAAGCCGATAAAAACGGTGATGGTATAGTCGATGATAAAGAGCTTGAAATAAGAGAGCGTATGATTTTACTTGAGAACCGAGACAAGAAAGAGGATCAACAGCGTCATCTTGTTTGGTTTTCCGCATTAACCGTTACAGCTTTTATTATTGTTTTAATGACACCTGTTGTACCTATAGATAGAATTGATCACTTAAGTGGTATTGGTGAGATTTGGATATTATCAAATATGGGAATAATCGGGTCTTTCATTGGGTTTAATCAACTAGCAAAGCGTGGCAACAAAGGGGAGGATAATGGGGCTATTAGATAATCTTATAAAACCAGTATCTCAGATACTAGATAAAGCAATACCTGACCAAGATCTCAAACGAAAGTTATCCCATGAGATTGCAACCATGTCAGAGAAACACGCTCAGGAGTTGGCCCTCGCTCAAGTTAAGGTTAATGCTGCAGAAGCAGCTAGTGGAAGCTTGTTTAAAGGTGGGTGGAGGCCTTGCATTGGTTGGATCTGTGGGATTGCTTTTGGCTATCACTTTGTTCTTCAGCCAGTTATTATTTTTGTAGTGGCTTTAATTGGTGTAGAAATACCAGAGTTGCCAGAGTTTGATATGGGTACACTTCTTACTGTCCTCGGAGGTATGCTCGGAATTGGAGGACTTAGAACCTATGAAAAGCAGAAAGGGTTGACAAAATGAGTTTTAAATTAAGTCAAAGATCTTTAGATAAATTAGAAGGTGTACATCCAGATATGGTTAAGTGTGTTAAAAGTGCCATAGAGTGGACTAAGGTGGATTTCGGAGTGATTTGCGGGATGAGATCGGAAGCCGAACAACGCGAACTTGTCGCCAAGGGCGCGAGCCAAACAATGGCATCAAAACACCTTGAAGGTTTAGCTGTGGACCTCATGGCTTACTGCGGATCAAGGGCATCATGGGAGTTGAATCTTTATGATGATATTGCTGATGCAATGGCTCAAGCAGCTAAGACTCATGGTGTTCCTATTAAATGGGGAGCAGCTTGGAGTATAGGAAATATAGCTCAATGGAATAGTAGTATGGAAGGTGCCATGAATAGTTACATTGATTTAAGACGTAGCGAAGGTAGACGACCCTTCATTGATGGACCTCATTTTGAGCTGATACAATAAAGTGTGGATGCCCCTCATATTAGTGTGTTCTAGTGTTTATGCTGAAAGTTGTATGGTGGTCAGCAGAAATTGGGAGTTTTTTGAAACATCGGAAGCTTGTTTAGAGATTTCGGTAAGAAAAGCTAACATCTTATTTAGAAATCCTGCGGTATATCATGTAAAACCTTTGTGTCAGGAAATTATTTTAGATAAAGATACTTGATTTTTTATAATTTCTCATATAATCCTATAAATAGTATAGTTTTTAGGGGCTTTTTTAATTAATGAGTGACATTTTTATTGCAGAAGCTGTTTTAAGGATTATAAAAGATAAAAGAAATAACATTGTGGATTTACTTCAGTATGGCAATGTTAAATCTATGGAAAACTACCGTGAGTTAATGGGAAATCTTGAATCCTTAACTTACGTTGAACAGGAACTCAAGAGCCTGCTAACTAAACAGGAGCAAAATGATGAATAAAAGTGCAACCGTTGGTGTGACGGGAGAAGAGGTAAAGGTTCAAAGCCTTGCTGACGCTTATCAGGACCAAAAATATTTTAATCCCGATTCTGTAAATAATTCTCTTTTAGAAAGAATGCCAAGTCCTACGGGTTGGAGAATATTAATTTTACCGTATAAAGGCAAAGGAAAAACGGAATCAGGTATTTACTTACCAGATCAAGTAGTAGAACAGAACCAAGTTTCCACTCAAGTTGGATATGTCCTTAAAATGGGTACTTTGTGTTACCAAGATAAGCAAAAATTTCCATTTGGAGCTTGGTGTAAAGAAAAAGATTGGGTTATGTTTGCCCGATATTCTGGTTCTAGGTTTAATATTGATGGCGGAGAAGTCAGAATACTTAATGATGATGAGATTTTGGCTAAAATACAAAATCCAGAAGATATTTTGCATTTTTAGGAGGTAATAATGGCAGAAGATAAGCAAATTGAGCTTGAATTAGATGATAATAAGGATGTTGAGGTAGAAGTTAAGCCTGAAAACACCGAAACAGAGGTAAAATCTGTTCAAACAGAGGTTGTTGAGGAGGATCAGTTTAATAAAGCCGAATCATCCATGCAAAAACGAATAGATAAACTTACAAAAAAGATGCGTGAAGCGGAGAGAAGAGAACTGGAAGCAATAAATTTTGCAAAAAATGTACAACAAGAGTCGCATAGCCTAAAAACAAGATTAAATAGTTTAGACAATAGTTATATTAATGAATATGACAGCCGTTTAAAAAGTCAAATGACTCAAGCTGAAAAAGACTTAGCAAAAGCCATGGAGATAGGTGATTCGCAAGCAGCGGTTGTTGCAAATAAGCAAATTGCAGAGCTTTCCGTACAAAATAGTCAATTAAATCAAGCTAAAGCACAACAACAACGTCAAGCACAGGTTAATCGTCAACGTCAAGTGGCTCCACAACCGAATCAACCAATACAGCAACCCCAACAGGTAAGAAGACCTGATCCTAAAGCAGAAGACTGGGCAAGTAAAAATGATTGGTTTGGGCAAGACGACGCTATGACTTTTGCAGCTTTTGGCATACATAAACGATTGGTTGAACAAGAAGGGTTTGACCCGCAGAGCGATGAGTATTATACTGAATTAGATCGACGTATTGAAGATAAATTCAATATGTCTTCTAAAGACACTGGTAGGAGGCCCGTTCAGACTGTGGCTAGTGTTTCAAGAAATTCTGGACGCAATAGTGGGAAGAAGGTTAGACTCACCCCTAGCCAAGTTGCGATAGCAAAGAAATTGGGTGTGCCGCTTGAAGAATATGCGAAATACGTGAAGGAGTAATATTATGAGCATTGAAAATATAGATCAACCCTTTAAAAAGACTTCTCGCGCTAACGAAACTAGGGAGAAGACGGCTAAACGCAAGCCTTGGGCTCCCCCCTCTATGTTAGATGCACCACCTGCACCAGATGGATTTAAACATCGTTGGATAAGGGCAGAAACTCGTGGATTTGATGACACTAAAAATATTAGTGCTAAAATGCGTGAGGGTTGGGAATTAGTTCGTAAGGACGAATTTCCTAATTTTGAAGCTCCTGTAATTGACTCAGGTAAATATGAAGGTGTGTTTGGCGTTGGAGGATTAGTGCTTGCTCGTATTCCAGAGGAGACAGTCAAAGAAAGAAGTGATTATTTTAATTCAAAGAATCACGACCAGATGGAAGCTGTTGACTATGATATGATGCGAGAAAATGCACATTCAACCATGACGATTTCTAAACCAGATCGTCAATCTCGTGTAACCTTCGGTGGTCCTCCAAAAAAGTAAAGGCTAGGACTACCCTAATAGAGGAAGATAAATAAATGGCAAATCAAGAAACAGCCTATGGTCTTCGTCCTATTGGGCTTGTTGGTAATGCAGCTAATACTACTGGGGTAACTCAGTATGAAATTGCATCCAACAACACTAATGCTTTGTTCAATGGTGCTATTGTGGTGCCTACTGCAGCAGGCGTAATTGATCAGGCGGGTGCTACCAGTGGTGGTACTACGCAAGCATTAGGTGTCCTTATGGGCGTAGAATACGTAGATAGTTCGACCAAAAAAGTAATTTTTAATAATTACTGGCCCGGTTCTAACAATGTGAGCGTGGACACAAACCATCCCGTAAAAGCTTTAGTAGCTGATAATCCTAATCAGTTATTTAAAGTAGCGTCAGATGCTACACTTACTGATCGTGCGACAGCATTAACAGCAGTCTTTGCTAATGCTTCTCTGGGCACTTCTGCTCGTACTGGTTCTACTAGTACAGGAAGAGCTAATGGCGCACTGTCTGTGGCTTCTATTGCGACTACAGCGACGCTTCCGTTGAGAATTGTAGGAATAATGGATGACGCGGCTAACAGCGACTATGCTGCAGCCGGTATTCCTCTCATTGTTCGTATCAGTGCTCATTTCAATGCACCCACAAGTAGGTTTGATTCGCAGACAACTGCGACATCAACCGGCATATAAGGAGGGATTAGACTATGGCTATATCTCGCGCACAATTAGCGAAAGAGCTTGAACCCGGCCTTAATGCCTTGTTTGGGCTTGAGTATGATCGTTACGAAAACGAGCATGCTGAAATTTTTGAAGAGGAATCATCAGACAGAGCTTTTGAAGAAGAAGTAATGCTTGGTGGATTTTCTACGGCACCTGTAAAGTCAGAGGGTGGAGCAATTAGTTTTGATGATGCACAAGAAACCTACACGGCTAGGTATACGCATGAAACTATTGCTTTAGCGTTTTCAATAACAGAAGAGGCGATTGAAGATAATCTTTATGATCGTTTAGCTTCTCGTTATACGAAAGCGTTAGCTCGCTCAATGGCACAAACAAAGCAAATAAAAGCAGCAGCTATTTTAAACAATGCTTTTACTGCGGGCGCAAGTGCAATAGGTGATGGAGTTGCTTTATGTGCAAGTACTCATCCTTCTATATCAGGAAACCAATCTAATATATTATCTGTAGCAGCTGATCTTAATGAAACATCATTAGAGCAAATGTTAATAGATATTGCAGGGTTTACTGATGAAAGAGGTTTGAAAATTGCAGTTAGAGGAACAAAGTTAATTATTCCTAAAGAATTGCAGTTTATTGCTGAAAGAGTAATGAACTCTAATTTACGCTCAGGAACAGCAGATAACGACATCAACGCCAACAGGAGCATGGGAATGCTTCCGGAAGGTGCAGTCGTCAATCACTTTTTAACGGATACAGATGCGTTTTTTATTAAAACTGACGCTCCAAATGGTTTCAAAATGTTTAACAGAGCTGCCATTAAGACAGCTATGGAGGGAGATTTTGATACCGGAAACATGAGATTTAAAGCTCGTGAAAGATATTCTTTCGGTGTTTCTGATTGGCGTTCTGTTTTCGGTACTCCGGGAGCATAATAAAAACATTCATGTTTTCTCCAACGAGGGGCGATTTATTCGCCCCTTTCTTTTTTGTAAAAATTGGTATATAATAAGTTATCTTTGACAATCGCATTGTGCGATTGACATTTGCCAAGACAAAGGAGAATTAAATGGCTAATACTACGTTTAACGGTCCCGTCCGTTCAGAAAACGGTTTTAAAGTAATTTCTAAAAATGCAACTACTGGTGCTATTACAGATGTAGCTTCCATAGCTTCAACTGGAATTGTAACTAATAAGTATGTTAAGCACGTAGGTTTTGCTACGGGTGTAACGGTGAATACCACTGCGGGGGATAGTCCCGCTATTGGAGAGTTCACGCAACCTGCAAATACTATTATTACAGATATTAAAATTTTATGTGTAACGGCTCCTACTATTGGTTCTGGTGATATTGGGTACGAAGTTGGTACCTCTAGCTCTGGTCAACAGATTGTGACAGGTATTACAGATGAAATCCTAGATGGTGGTACAACAGTAGTAGTTGGAAACGTAACTTTGACTACTTTGGTGACGCAAACTCAAAATGCCGCTACGGCTCCTGCTTCCGTTCAATACGCCTCTGCGGAGAGGACGATTTATTGTAACATTACTAATACGCAAGATGCGACTACAGCAGGTTCCTTTACGTTTATCATTGAATACGTACAAGTTGCTTAATAGGGGGTAAACATGGCAGATGCAGTTACCTCTCAAACCATAATAGATGGACCTAACAAAGCCGTTATGAAATTTACTAATATTTCAGATGGCTCAGGTGAATCTGAGGTTAAAAAAGTAGATGTTAGTGCTTTGGCTACTAGTGCAGACGGTAATACTTGCACTGGTGCGATTATAGAAAAAATTTGGTGGCAATGTAATGGTATGAAAGTAAAATTACTATTTGATGCGACCACTAATGCTTTTTGTATTGAATTAGGTGAAAACCAAAGCGGTCATCACGATTATACTAGTTTTGGAGGTCTTACAAACAATGCAGGTACGGGTGTTACAGGTGATATACTGTTTACAACAGTAGGTCATACTAGTGCAGATTCTTATACTGTAGTGTTGTATATGCGTAAGAAATATGGCTAAGGATAAGATGCCAAAACGTAATAAAAAGAATTTCCGCCCCACAAAAAAAGGGGCGGGAATGACAAAAAAAGGTGTAGAAGAATATAGAAGAAAAAATCCCGGTTCAAAATTAAAAACTGCGGTAACAAAGAAAAAAGGTTTAACTAAAACTGAAAAAGCAAGACGTAAATCATTTTGTGCAAGATCAGCAGGTCAAATGAAAAAATTTCCAAAAGCAGCCAAAGATCCAAATAGTCGTTTAAGACAGGCTAGAAAAAGATGGAGGTGTTAATGCCAAATAAATTACCAAGAGGATTAAGCTATTATAAAAAAGGTGGCGAGGCAAAATCAAAAGGCAGTAAAATATGCCCTGAGGGAAAAGCTTGGGCAAAAAGGACTTTTGATACATATCCGTCTGCTTACGCTAATATGGCAGCTTCAAAATATTGTAAGGACCCTAATTATGCAAAGGGGGCAAAAGGGAAAAAGAAAAAGGTAGCATAATGGGTGAATTAAAAAAGTGGGTTAATCAAAATTGGGTAAGGATAGGTACAGATGGTAAAATTAAAGGTAAATGCGGTACTTCAAAAGATAAAAAAAATCCTGATAGGTGTCTTCCAATGGCGAAAGCTAAAAGTCTTTCCCAAAAAGAAAGGGCCTCAACCGCAAGAAAAAAGAAAAAAGAAGGTTCTAAAGGCAAAACAGTCGTTAAAAATACCAAGGCTGCCGAAGTAAAATACGCTCGTTTGGGTGGAGAAATGAAAGCAAAAAGACCTTACAAGGGGGAAAAGAAAGAAGGGGTTGTTGCCCGTGGTTGCGGAATAGTTATGGAAAAGAAAAGAAAACATACGAGAGGGTCTGTTAGTGCCTAATAATGTCTATCTTGAAGAAATTAGAGCTTGGTCTAAACACGCTTTGGAAGAACCTTTAAAGTATTTTAATGATCTTCCTCCGTGCCCTTATGCAGAAAAAGCTTGGGAAGATAATCGAGTAGATTGTGTTATTAAAGACACGGACAACAAACAAGTTTTATACACAACTGTTTCTCAATTTCCTGATAATTTAGATATAGTTTTAATAATTGATAAAAAACATGAAAAAAAAGCCCAAGATTTTCATGATTATTTAGATGCTATGAACGTAGCTATATCAAGAGGGATGTTTATTGATAAGGATATTTGGGTTATGGGCTTTCATCCTGATGATGCGCCGAGTGAATATGTGGATGATGCTAATTTTTGTCATTTAACGGAAGAAAATTATGCTATAATTTTTGTACAAAGATTAACAAAATTGCATGAATCAGCAGACAAATTAAAAAAAAGAGGTTATTATAAGATTTATAGCAAAGAATATAATGCGGATGCTATATTTAAACTGAGAGAAACTTTATATAGGAGACTAAAAGATGGTAATGAAACCTAAGAAAAAAACCCCTGTAAAAAAAATGGGTGGGGGTATGATTAAGAAAATGCGTGGCGGAGGAATGGCTACAAAAAGAATGCGTGGCGGTGGCATGGTCAAGAAAATGCGTGGCGGAGGAATGGCTAAGAAAAGATAATGGTAGTATCAACTAGCACCAATTTTGAATTAGATGTAGTAGAATACATTGAGGAAGCTTTTGAACGTTGTGGTCTTGAGGTTCGCACGGGATATGACCTCAAGACAGCAAAGCGTTCTCTTAATTTAATGTTAGCTGAGTGGGCTAATAGAGGTTTAAATCAATGGACTATTGCACAACGCACCGTTTCCTTAGCACAATCTGATGGAGAGTATGATTTAGGTACGGATGTTATTGACATATTATCTGTTGTGGTGAGAAGAAGTTCTACCGATTTTGGATTAGAAAGAATTAGTAGAGATACTTTTTTGTCTATACCTAACAAAACTACGGAAGGACGAGCAAGTCAATTTTTTCTTGATAGACAAATTACGCCTAATTTAAAGATATGGCCTATACCTGAAAATAGTACCGATGTTCTTTATTATGATGCCTTAACAAGGGTTGATGATGCGGATACACAAACAAATACAATGGATATACCTTTTAGGTTTTATCCGTGTTTAGCTGCAGGATTATCTTATTATATATCAATGAAAAGAGCTCCTGAACGAGTACAACTATTAAAAGCTGCTTATGAAGAAGAATTTCAAAGAGCAATGACGGAAGATAGGGATAGAGCATCGTTTAACGTGGTGCCCCAATATCAATATTTTAGGACTACTTAATGAGTAAATATGCTAGTGGAAAAAGAGCTTATGGGATTTCGGATAGATCAGGGTTTCGCTATCGTTATAAAGATTTAAAAAGAGAATGGAATGGAGCTATTGTTGGACCAGATGAGTTTGAAACAAAACATCCTCAACTATTCCCAAGAAGAAAAGTTTTTGATGCACAAGCTTTAAGGGACGCAAGACCCGAAGTTGATTTAAGTCAAGAAAGAAACGTAAATTGGGGGTGGAATCCTGTAGGCAGTCCCACTCAAGATTATTTTCCAACTAGTAATACGCAAGCTTCTGCTTCTGTTGGCACGGTAGGTGTAGTAACAACGACTTCAACAAGCACTACCTATACAGTAACGGTAGCAAGTTATTTAGGGTCGAATGTTTTTTATGTTGGTGGAGAAAGACAACCAACTTTAGAGTTGGCTGAGGGTAGTGTTTATATTTTTAATTGGTCTGCTGCTACTTCTCACCCGTTTAGATTTTCAACAACATCGGATGGAACTCATAATAGTGGAAGTGAATATACAACAGGTGTCGTAAAAGATGATAGTGCTTACACAACTCAGATAACGGTTGCTACAGGTGCTCCAACATTGTACTACTACTGCTCAAACCATAGTGGCATGGGAGGTCAAGCAAATACACCATGAGTTTTACATATTTACAATTAAAAACAGCTATTCAAGATTATACAGAGAATAATGAAACAACTTTTGTAACTAATTTGCCTATTTTCATTAGACTCGCAGAAGAAAGAATTTTAAAAAGCGTACAACTTAGCCTTTTTAGAAAAAATGCAAGTGCTAACATTTCAGCCAACAGTGAATTTTTTGCCTGTCCTTCTGATTTTTTAGCTCCTTTTTCATTAAGTTTTGCTTTGGCTTCAGATTCAAGTCCTACAAAGGAATTTGTTGATTTTAAAGATCCAAGTTTTTTGCAAACTTTTAATCCTCAAGCTACAGGTACAGGTAGACCTAAATATTATTCTATCTATGATGTTAGTAACTTTTTAATAGCACCTACTCCTGATGCTACTTATATAGGTGAATTACATTACTTTTATAGGCCAGAAAGTTTAACAAATGGAGCAGATTCTGGAACAACTTGGTTAAGTAAAAATGCTGAAATTGCTTTATTGTATGGCTCTTTAGTAGAAGCTTATACTTTTATGAAAGGCGAACAAGATGTTATGGCTATTTACAATCAAAAGTTTCAAGAGTCATTAGGCGGTGTTAAATTGTTAGGTGAAGCAAAAGAAGTTTCTGATGAATATAGAACGGGTAAAATAATAAGGCAGAAACAATAATGTTTACTTTAAAAATGGATTTACCAAAAGATAAACCAGTCGTTGAAGTAAGGACTACAAATAACAGAGGATTTACACCTGAAGAAATTTCAGAGTTATGTGTTAAGAGAATAATTTCCATATCTGATAATGTTGATCCTGTTTTAAGGGATCAAGCTATTGCTTATGCAAAAAATATGGAAAAAGTAATTGCATCATATATGAAAGAAGCTATTAATAGTGATAGAACAACAATTTATAATGCAATAAAGGATGCAGGCCATCCTGAACTAGCTGAATTAATAAGGAGATTATAAAATGGCTTTTAGTGGAAATGCAATGTGTACTTCTTTTAAAAAAGAACTTTTAGAAGCAGCCCATAATTTTAAAAATTCTGGAGGAAGTACTTTTCAACTTGCTCTTTATACTAGTAGTGCGGTTCCTTCTAACATGGGGGGAAGTGGTAGTACAATGGATGCTTCTGTAACAAATTATGCAACTAATAATGAAGTTAGTGGCACTGGTTACACAGCAAAAGGTGCAACTTTAACAAGAGTTGATCCTTCCTCAAGTGGAACAACAGCATTTACTGATTTTGCTAATGCAACTTTTAGTTCATCAACCATAACAGCTAGAGGTGCTGTTATTTTTAATGATAGTGCAAGTAATGATGCCTCAGTTATTGTACTAGATTTTGGTGCAGATAAATCATCAAGTTCAGGTGATTTTCAAGTTGTATTTCCAACAGCAGATGCGAGTAATGCTATAATTAGGATTGCCTAGTGGCTCATGTTATAAATGATCGTGTGAAAGAAACTTCAACAAGCACTGGCACTGGAACAATTAATTTAGCCGGTGCGGTAAGTGGTTTTGAGACATTTGTTGCAGGTATAGGTAATTCTAACACGACTTATTATTGTATAGCTCATCAAAGTGAAGCAGAGTTTGAAATTGGTTTAGGAACTGTTACAGACGCATCTCCTGATACACTGGCTAGAACATCTGTAATTTCAAGTTCTAATAGTGATAGTGCAGTTAATTTTTCAGCAGGTACAAAACACGTATTTTGCACTTTACCTGCATCTAAAGCTTTTGCACTAGACAATAGTGGAAATGCGTCTACGTCTGGTTCTGTAACTGGTGGATCTTTAATAGCTGATAATATCACTATTGATTCAAATACAATAAGTACAACGGATAGTAATGGTAATCTTAACATTACACCTAATGGAACAGGAAAATTAATTGCTTCTACTACACCTTGTTTTTCTAATTTTTTGGGAGAATTTACTGCAAGTGATGATTCTACTTTAAGCACAGGTTCTTTGTTTTCGGACACGTATGATACGTATGATATTTATGTAAGAAAATTTATTCCCGCTACAGATGATGTAAATTTGCGAATGAAATTAATACGAGCATCTGATGGTTCTGTACTATCCAGTGATTATCATTATTATAGTGCCACAGGAGGAACTCGCAGTACTGATAGTGCTCAAGTTGATGGTAGATCCGCGGCCTCTACTAGTTCGGGTTGGGCTATTTCAGGGCAAGATGAATTTAGCGTAGGAAGTGAAAGTGATGAAGGTTACACAGGTTTAATTAGAGTTTTGAACACTAGAACAAGTGGACTTCCCTCATCCTGTTACGTATTATATTGTGTATATAAATCAGTAGATGATTATCATTCATCTTTTTATTTAAATGCTCAAGGAAGTGAATTTTATACTACGGCTATGTCAGGTGTTCAATTAAATTTTACAAGTGGAAATATAGCTAGTGGCACAATGAGAGTTTTTGGAATTAAAATGGAATAAAATTAAATATGGTAGATCTTTATAAAAAAGTTGGTGCAGATAGAATTAAACTAACAGATGATGAAGTTGCAGAATATAATGCTTTGCAACAGGAATGGGCGAATGGTGCTACTGAAAGAAAAAAACAAAGATTAAGAAATAAAAGAAAAGAACTTTTAGAAGAAGCCGATTGGCAAATTCATAAAATAGAAGATGCAAGTGGAGATGCTTCAAGTTGGCGTACATATAGACAAGCCTTGAGGGACATAACCTCTGGTGATGTAGATAACCCAACGTGGCCGACAAAGCCAAGTTAAAGGTATAAAATATGTTTGGTATTTCAGCTTTTTCAGAAACTCCCTTTGGATCTGAATCTATCGTAAATGTAACTATACCCATAGCAGGTTGGGGGTCAAGCAGTTGGAATACAGGTGCTTGGGATACTAATGTCACGTTACCACAAGCGAGTGGTGCCGTAGGTTCTGTTTCAGTAGCTGTTAACATTACTGTTACTTTAACAGGAGTTTCAAGCACTTCAACAGTTGGTACAGTAACTTTACCAAATGATTCTGTTACTTTAACAGGTGTAGCAGGGACAACTACTGTAGGTACAGTTACTATAGAAACAGATTCAACTGCAAACGCCACAGGTGTTTCTGCAACAGGGGCAGTAGGAAATACTTTTGAAACTCAAAATGGAGCTGTTGGTACAACTGCTGTGGGTTCTGTAATAGTTCCACAACACGTAGATGTAAATGTTATAGGAATAGCTGTAGCAGGTGTTGTAGATGATGAACTTGTTGCAATTAAAGTACACATGACAGTTAATTTGACAGGTGTATCGTCAACAGGTCAGGTTGGTAATACTTTTGAAACTCAAAATGGAGCTGTAAGCACAACAGCAGTGGGTTCTCCCACCCTTGTTCAAGGTCAAGGTATTGATGTAAGTGTAACAGGTGTATCGTCAACAGGAACTGTTAATAATGAAATTAGCGTCATTGGAGATGCTAATATCACTTTAACTGGAGTTTCTACTAGCTCTTTTGTAGGAAGTGTGATAGTTTGGGGTAATATTATACCTGTTCCGGGCACTTCTTGGTCAGATGTTTCAGTTAGTACCGATAATACATGGTCAGATGTAACACCTGATCCAGACAACACTTGGACAGACGTAGCAGCATAGGAATAAAAAATGAGCACATACGTTAATAATTTAAGATTAGAAGAAATTGGAACTGGTGAGAGATCAGGTACATGGGGAACAGCAACCAATACAAACCTTGAATTAGTTGGTCAGGCAGTTGGCTATGGCACTGAAGCCATAACAACGAATGCTGATACTCATTCTAGTGTTGTCGCTGATGGAGCTGCTGATGAAGCGAGAGCTATGTATATTAAATATACAGGAACTTTAGATTCAGCTTGTACAATTACAATAAGTCCAAACACTATGAAAAGAGTGCATATTATTGAAAATGCAACAAGTGGATCTCAAAACATACTTATTAAGCAAGGTTCGGGAGCAGAGGTAACTATACCAACCGGTCAAACTAAAATTGTATATTTAGATGGTGCAGGGTCAGGAGCAGCTGTTAATGATGCAGGGTTTTCAACAAGTGCAGGTGCCTCAAAAGGCTTTGCAATCGCAATGGCTATTGTGTTCGGATAAAGGAGTAAAATATGGCTAATCCAAATATTATAAATGTCACAAGTATTCTTGCAGGTAACGCAGGCTTTAATTTATCAGCTACAGCTACAGCTACTTTAATTACTGTGGCTACCGATAAAATATTAAAAATTAATAATATAGTTTGTGCAAATGTAGATGGTACAAATGCAGCAACATTAGATTTATTTGTTGATGGTATGGCAAATGGTGGAGGTACAACAGGTATTACTGTAACAGATGGTTCTGGAGCAGCTCCTGCGGGTACTACTATATATTTAGCTAAAACTGTTTCTGTACCGGCTGATGCTAGTTTAGTTATTCTTGACGCACCCATTTATTTAATGGAAGGAGACATTCTAAAAGGTGGAGCAAGTGCAGCGAGTGATTTAGACTTGTTTGTATCTTATGAAGTTATGGATGATGCGTAAGGTTAGTTTATGGGTAGAAATAGACCAAAGGGAGGTTTTTTAGGTGGGTTTGACCAACTAAAAATACCAGATGCACCTACAGTAAGTGGATCAGCAGGAGCTGATTCAATAGATGTTGTTTTTACTGACCCGACTAATGTAGGAAGTGGAGCTATAACTTCTCGTACAGCTACAGCTACAGATTCTGGAGGTACCATTACTACAGCTACAGGAACTGGTACAACAGTTACAGTAACTAGTCTTAGTTCAGGAACTTTTACTGTAGGAGGTTTTGTATCTAATACTTTTGGAAGTGGAACTTCTAGTGCAACTGTGTCTGTTGCAGTTTTATTTGATAGAGCTGTTTTTATGGGAGGTTATAATGCTTCTTCTTACAATACAACTATCGATTATATTACCATAGCGTCAACTGGTAATGCAGTTAATTTTGGAGATTGCACAGCCTGTTCTGCATTAACTGGTGGCATAGGTAGTACAACAAGAGGTGTGTTTGGAGAAGATACAAGTTATCAACAAGATTATCAATATATTACTTTTGCATCCACTGGTAATGCAGCTAATTTTGGAGATTTATACGCTATTAACTATGAGAGTGGTGGTATTTATTTTCCTGCTTTTTTCTCTAATTCAACAAGAGGTATTGTTTCAGGAGGATATAATTTTGCAGGAGGTGGTAGTTCTAAAAATTACATTGAATATATAACTATAGCTTCTCTTGGGAATGGTACAGATTTTGGTAATCTAAACACACCTACATATACAAATGCAGGTTTTGCATCAAGCACTAGAGGTATAACAACTGGTGGTAATAATTATCAAGGTGGTTCTAATTATATAAACGACATACAATATATAACCATAGCTTCTACTGGTAATGCCACAGACTTTGGTGATTTAACAGAACAAAAAAGTTATCTTTCAGGTGCAAGTTCAAGTACAAGAGGAATTTCAGCAGGAGGTTATAATGGTTCTGCTAATTATGATACTATTGATTATATTACAATAGCTTCAACAGGTAACGCTACAGATTTTGGTAATTTAATTGGAACTCGTAGGCAAACTAATGGTGCTAGTAGTAATGTAAGAGCCGTTTTTGGTGGGGGTACTGGTTCAAGAGGAACTCATGAAGATGAGATTGATTATATTACTATAGCATCTACAGGGGATGCTAGTGATTTTGGTGATTTAAGGTATGGTAGATATTCAGCAGGATCTTCAAGTTCTAATCATGGGGGTCTTAGTTAATGCCTATATATTCTGGAGTGTGGAGTTTAAAAGAACAAGTTGTAGCTGTGAAAGGTGGCATTTGGCAACAATATGTTGACATGACAGGTAGAGCTATTTTTGGGGGTGGTTTTAGTAGTGATTATGTTGATCAATTAATGTATATTACTATACAAAGTACAGGTAACTCTACGGATTTTGGAGATTTAACTATTGGAAGATACGGAACACCTAGTACTTCAAATGCAACAAGAGGAGTTCATTTTGGTGGCATAGGAACAGCTTCTAATAATAGTCAAAATGTTATAGATTATGTAACGATTTCTTCTACAGGCAACGCATCAGACTTTGGAGATATGCACATTGGCACTTGTAATACAGGAAGTGCTCTTGCGAATGCAACAAGAGGAGTTCATGGTGGTGGTGTTTATGTAAGTAATTCTAATGATAGAAAAATAGTATATATTACGATAGCTTCAACTGGCAATACAACAGAATTTGGTGACTTAACTATTACAGCAAATACTGGACAAAGAGCTGCAGGTGGTAATACAACAAGAGGTGTTTTTTATGGTGCAGCAGATAATTCAAATGTAATTGATTACATTACAATTGCATCTACTGGTAATGCCACAGATTTTGGGGATGCTACTATTGGAGCAGGAAGTAGAGGAAGTTCAAATAGTTCTACTAGGGTATTTGCAGGAGGTGGTTATGAAAGTGGTACACCTGTAAATGTTATAGAGTATATAACAACAGCAAGCACTGGTAATGGTACAGATTTTGGTGATTTAACAGTTGCAAGAGCACTTCATCAAGGTGCTTCTGATAAACTTAGAGGCGTATTTGCAGGAGGTAGATTAGGCGATTCTAATAATTCAAATACTATGGATTACATCACAATGGCTAGTGCAGGTAATGCGACAGACTTTGGTGATTTAAATATTTATGTTAGACAATATCATGGTACAGCTATCTCTAGTAATCATGGGGGGTTAGGATAATGGCAAGATATTTAGGTGGATTAATTACAGCAGATGAATCACAGGTGCTTCCTTCTAATAATTTTCAAACTACTTCAGGTAATGGTGTTTTTACTTCTGATGAACAACTTTTGTTAAATAAACAAAGTCTTTGGCCTACAGCAGGTAATGCAGCTCCTAGAGGTGTTCTTGCAGGTGGTGATATAGGTTCTGTTGTAAATGTAATTCAATATATTGATATTTCATCTACTGGTGATGCTACAGACTTTGGTGATCTTACAGATGGTAAAACAAACCTAAGTGCTTGTGGTAGTAATACTAGAGGTGTCTATTCAGGGGGTAAAGCATTATCAACTAATCAACAATCAAATATTATGGGTTATATTACTTTTACGTCAACAGGTAATGCCACTGACTTTGGAGATTTATCTGTAGGTACTCAAAATATGGGGGGATGTTCTAATAATACAAGAGGAATGGTACAGTTTGGAGGGGATCAATATAGCACTGCTCCAGTAGATGTTGTTGAATATATTACCATTGCATCAACAGGTAATGCCACTGACTTTGGGAATTTAACAGCTGCTAAATCTAAAATGGCAGCAGGATCTAGTAGCACAAGAGCTATAACAATGGGTGGTGAAACTGGAGGGTCAACTAGGGTTAATGTTATTGAATATTTTACTATCGGAAGTACTGGTAATGGTACAGACTTTGGAGATCTTACAATAGCAACTAAATATAATGCAGTAGTTACAAGTGCTACGAGATTAGTTTCTGGTGGGGGTGATACGGCTTCAGCTGCCAGAAGTAATCACATGGATTATATTACTATAGCTTCAACTGGTAACGCTAGTGATTTTGGAGATTTATCTGTGGCTAGAGAATCTTTAGCAGGTGGAATGGCTAGTTCTACAAGAGGTGTATTTTCAGGGGGGTCTAATAGTGCAGGTGGTAGAGAGAACACTATGGATTATATTACAATAGGATCAACTGGTAATGCAACTGATTTTGGAAATTTAACTAACACTCCAACTGGTGCTGCAGGAACAGCAAACTCAGTGGCAGCTCAACAATAGTTTAAGGAGATAATAATGGCTTATAAAGTAGTAAAATATAGATTAACAGCAGAAGGTACAATACCTACATTTTTAAAGTTTGGTGTATCTCAAGGAACAGGAGGGTTGTACCCTGTTAAAGATAGTACAGCAAGTCCAAGAGATCATGTAATGATTGGGATTGCAGATGATGGAGCCGATATATCGGGTTCTGAAGGTGAGATTACAAGTAAAGATGCTTTGACTACATATCTTACGAGTGTAAGTAGTGGTAATGGTTGGAAGCAAATAGCATCAGATGGAGAAACAGAAGAAGATTTTGTACCTGCATATCATGCTACAAAAGTATGGAATGATTTAACAACATTAAATGGTGGTTAATTTGAAAACTGAACTTGTTATAAAAAATATACAAACAGCTTTATCTGAAATAAAGCCAGAGTATAAAACTATGTTAAAGAACATAGATAAGAATATGCCTATGGTACAACAAGCATCAAGTAATTTCTATAAATCACACTCTCAATTTATGGGTGTTACTTTAGATGTTACTGCCATAACACCTATACG